CAATATCATTGACAAGACAGGGGGGAGTATATGATGAATCAAGAGTAGCGGAGTTGGAGAGGAAAATTTCTGGAGCTTCAAGTTCTCTTGAAACAGAAAAAGGAAGAGATGTATCACAAGAAATTAGTGATAAAGCTAGAGCAGACATTTTAAAGTTAGAAAAAGAACTTGAAAATAACGAAAAAGCTTTTGGAGCTGGAGCATATGTAGTCACCGCAACTAAAGAGTCAATAAAACAACAAAAAATAATAATAGCTGCAAAAAAGAAAGCTTTCACTGATTCTGGTGGAACTCTTGCTCGTGGTGGATTTATTGTCAATCAACCAACTTATCTTCCAAACTCTGGTGTAGTTGTTGGTGAGCATGGAACTTATTCTGGTAGAGGTGCAGCTGCTGGTGGTATTGCAGATGGAGGCCCAGAAGCAGTTATTCCTCTGAGTAGTACTCGTTCGGGAGCATTTATCGACCCTATGGCACAATCAGTTGCCGGTCAAGTAATGAATCGATTAGCAATGTCTCGCGTAGGAATGGATAACTCTGGTGGGGGAGGTGCTAATGTTGTAACTGGAAATGATATGAGTTCTAATCAAGTAAGTAATAACACTACTGTAATAAACAACCCTTCACCCATCGGACAAACGCTTCCAGATGAAGGGAGAGATTTTGTTAGTAAAGTTGCGTGATTACGCTTCTGCTAACTTCTTGAAGTAATCAAGATTGTCATCACTAGATGTTTCACTTGAAGGAGTACTTGTGATTGGATGACCTCCATCAAATGGAGCACTAGTCGCTTCAACAGAAGATGGTGCTGACATCGCAGGAGATGGAGTGTTACCAAGAACAGTATCCAAACGAGTTTTCAACTCATCGAATGTCTTGAAATTATTCTCATTGACAAATTCTTCCAATGAGTGTTGTGATTTCCAAACTGTTTCCATCTTGTCATCGTCATCTAACAAGGGAGCCGCAGTAACAAACTCCGACTTATCATAGTTTGAATACCCATCAAGTTTACGAATCTTCAGTTTGAAGTTCGCACCATCCCAAAGATTGAACACATCTACTTGTGTCTCATCTTCAAATTCAGGATTAGCCATAGAACTAACCATGTCAAAGATTTTCTTTCCATAACGGAAAAGGAAAACCTTACCTTCGTTTTGGGGATTCGCCTTGTCTTCTACGACATAAATGTTAGAGAAGTAAGTCAACCTTCTCTTCTGTTTACGAGCGATCTCTTTGTTCGCTTCGATACCAGAGTTCCAAAGAGTAGAGTTATACTCTGCCAATGGATCTTTCTGACCAATAGTAGTCAAAGAGTTTTCGATATACCATCCGCCTGGACCTTGAAATCCGTGATTGAAAACACGCACATAAGGCATATCTTCATTCTCAGGTGATGGAAGAAAACGAATTACAGCGTAACCGCTTCCAGATTTATCCAATTCTGCTTTCCAGAATCGTTCATCGTCGCGACTGAAATTGTTTTTGGGGTTGTTGATTTTCTCAATCGATTGATTAAGTTTTTCTAAATCGGCTGACCGATTCTTCTTGAGCGAAGCAAATGAATTTGCCATGTCTGTCTCCGTATTTCTGGTTATCCACTTTATTCATAATATAAATCTACTTGTTTTTTCAGTATGTCTACATATTTCTGCTTATTTAAATTCAAAAAAGGAGCATAATTATTACACATACTATATAGTTCCGGCCACACGACCGATTCCTCAATCTTCTCATTGAATATTGAGGAAAAATTCAGTATTGAATCAAGAACAATAAAAGATTCTACTGACACTTCTTCACCAAACACATGATGAAGCATAGGTGGATGTTGACCATCCACCACATCAAAAATGGAATTGAAACTTTTGTTTTCTTCAAACAAAACACCAATCTCATTCTCAAATACATAAGGAAGACTTTGTATCTTTGCCTTCCAAGCAATATAGTTATCTCTACCTTCTGGTGAGGTTACATTGCCCACCCACAAATCCCTTGTCTTTACAAAATTAGAGACAAGAAACTTAGTGAGATCTTCTTCTTTATAAATTTTTGATAATCGAACAAAGTGATGTTTATCTCTTCTCTTATCGAAAGAGGATTCATTTGCTCGCACCTTACCGTTGAACTTGAAATAATCATAGCTCGTTCTGTTGAAGTGTTGTTTCAACGATAAGTATTTTTGGTACACTTCAAAGGGTCGCACTTTTGGTATCATATAGGAAGTTTGGATGTCTTTGGCATAAAATGCAAGGTCTCCGCTTCTTCCCTTAGTTTGTTTTTGGTTTTGATATTAATTAAACCAGCAACTGTTTCCGACTCAAGACCATTTTCATCAGCATGATACATTATAGCATCAAGATAACTCATCTTTGTCGTTTCAACAATTCCATTGATTTCATCGTTGTAACGTTCACTCGTAAACATATTCAATAATTCTGTCATCTACTGTAACTCCATAATATTTAATTATAACAAATTGTGATTCAAATGTCAAGTCAAACTTAAACATTCGTATTTCTTACTGCTTCACCTTCTTTTTGTTCTGGATCATCTTTATCTTTAAACCAATAATCTGTGGCCTTAGCGAGAACAGCCACATAAGCGCCCACCATAATATTCACTAGATCGCGAGATTCGGCAGGCAACGATCCATAAAACAACAACCATATTAAAAACAAAAAAGTAAGAACTATAATCAGAGACAATGAAAATCTCGACCACCAGTTCAGTTTCTTTCTTGTTTCAATTTTCTCATAACGTAGCGCTTCCATCGGATTACTCTCCCATAATTTTTCTTCTTGTTCTTCAATCATTTCTGCAGAGGTATTAACTTTTCCATCCCCTAACCTTTTTTTGTATATTTTTGTGTTCATTATTCCTATCCAAAAAAATTGTGTAGAAAGGGAATCTTCTGTTACGAGGCGATTCCCCAAACCCTACAGATTAATTATGCCGCTAGAGCAACCCGCGCTGGGGAATAATCTGAATTATTAGCTGCGAAAAAGTTTGCATCTAATTTAGTTGATTGTAGTCAATCACCCGATTTGTTCTCTCCAATACTTTCATTAGCAATCGAACTCTATTACAGCCCCATCAACAAATCACGTTATAAGTTCTTGGTGGAGCTGATCGGAATCGCACCGATGTCTTACTTAACTATCCTTTTGGGTCATCAAACAAATACATTTACCAGTTATTATGACTGGCTTTTAATTTTTTATATAACCTTATTCTCTCAGGTTCATTTTGATTATAGTATGCATTCTGTAAATCTGTATAATCTTTTTTAAACTCAGGATCTTTTTTCATTCTTGTTGAAGGTTTCAAATCCGCTAAAGGGGTTTTCCGAGCTTCTCTCTGTTCTTTTGTCCAAGGCTTTCTCACTCTATTCTTAGTCGCCTCTCCTATCTTTCTCCGTCTTTCAAGTTCTTTCTCTGGATTTTCTATCGCCCAAGTCTTTAATGCCTCTGTTCCTTTTTTAGACATTTCCAATTGAAACTCTGGATAGAGTGCATAATTCATTCCCATCTTCTTACCTGAAAAGGGATTACTGTCATCCCTTTTCATTTGTTCTACTCTAATGTCTGAAGCTCGCTTAGCATTCTTCTTTCTGTAATCTTCATCCATCCAACCAAAACCACCATCCCCTTCTTCTGGTTTTAAGTTCGCCCATTCATTACTTTTAACTATATCCCACTTTTCAGAAAGTTCTATTCCTTTCTTTTTTATTTCTTTTGGGTCTGTTGATTGAAACACTATTTCAGTAGAAATATCTTTACCATGTTTTTTGAGATGGTTGATCCATCTCTGACCAGATCCCACATAAGTATCATGATCTTCTCTGACTGTTTTACCAAGATACTTGAGGCCAGTTTTATTATGTGTTTTAACGTAAAGTTTAATCATACTCATATTTATATTATACCAACTTATAAACGAATTGTCAAGACATTTTAAAGTGGTAAGCGTCACATACTTCTTTTAGTTTATGTATGTAATCTAGAGGATTGAATACTCTCCAATCGACTAAAATATCAGTATCCATTAATGGATTGTATTTGTCTTTTTCAAATCTTATCAACATACAGAGAACCACCTTTTTCGGAATGACACCGTACATTTCGTATATCATTAGTGAATAAGCAGTTCCTTGAAGAATGTAAGATAGGATGTATTCTTCTTTCTTGATGTAAGTAGCGGTCTTCCAATCTATGACGGCTAGTTCACCTTCGTATTCGGCAATTAAATCTGTTGTTCCTGCTGTCTTTAATCCATCAGACCAAAGTGGTAATTCGATACCACGAATGTTATCTATTCTCTCATCTATTTGTGGTAAAGCGAGTTTGATTAGTTCAATATGTTCTGGTGCTACTCCTTGTAGATAATCCTCATCACCACGCATATATTTTTCTATTACGTTGTGTATCTTAGTTCCACGAATAGAAGCTTTGGTAGAAATTCGTTGTGCTTTTTCGTGTCCAACTTTATTCTTCCAAGCTTGTATACCTGCTTTTGAAACTATTTCGTAAAGAAGATTTGTGATGGATGGATATGTGCCATTTGGAGCATGATACATTCTTCCATTGTTACCTGAGTTGTCTTGTTCGATTAGGTCTTTTCGATTATCAAAAAGATCATAATTAAATTTTTTCATAAACTAACGAATATCAATAGTATTTCTTGGATGTAATTTTTTAATTTCTTTGAGGCGGTCTTTGAAACCAGCATCAATTTTTCTACCAGCATGGTGCCAAGGATCACCAATATGAGAAGTTCCAAATATATGTTTCACAGCTATCTCAGAACATTTTACGCAGGGTTCTTCAGTTGGTTTGTTTCTATCAACTATCTTCATGTTTTCTTCAAACTCATGTTCACAGGATGAACATTTATAATCATAATAGGGCATATCAGTTTCCTGTTATCAATGTTTATATTTTATTATATAGTTTCAATCTTACCGATGAATAGTAGATGTCAACAAATTCATTCCAGGCGTTGTAGGATATCCATACTTGTAATAGGATATAGGTAATATCAGATCAACTTTTTTAACAACTGGAAATGTTGTTTTTACAATATTTTTCGTGACAATCGTTCTTGTTATAGAAATACAATCTGGACAAAAACCAGTGGTCATTTCTATACGACAGCCCGCTGGAGCATTACAAACTTCCTCTGTAATGGTTTCGGTTTTCGCCATCAAAGTAGAACTAAGTAACGTCAAAAAACTTATTGTCAGTAGTAACTTTTTCATTTTCAATCTCTAGGTTAGAATTAATTAACTTTTCTCACTCTTCACCTATAATTATACAGAAAAACGAGAGATTTGTCAAGTCAATTCTTTGAAATTTTTAATAT